CCGCTCAGTTAGCCTTGAGGTCTCTCCAAAAGAGAAACCCAAGCTTTACGGTACCCGGACACAGCCCCGCGAGGGGTAATGCCCTGGGAATCCACTCCGTAAAGAGCGCCCGCGTAAACGACCCATGACGTCCAGTGATTTAAGGCAATCCGTCGGGAGACGGGCTGCCAGACTCGGATTTCAGCCATTTCCGGCGATCCCCGAGATGGAGGGACACAGCGAGTGTCCCAGCACCGATCGTCAGTGACCACGAGGTCACCGAGGCTTTCTGGGCCTCTAAGGCGTTTGATATCACTCGGCAAGCAGTCAAGCACGGAGTGCCAAACTGCAATGAGATTCCGGCGGATCCGATCGCAGCGATTAAGCCGCGAATAAATTCGCCGAATACCGTTTGCCAGGGCGATATATTCGTGTGGTTCATGTGGTTCATCCTTTAGATAGTGAGCCCTAACGGGCTGACCGTCGAAGAAATCGCCACCACACGACTCTCTGAAAGACCCCGTAGAAAAGGTCTTCTTAGGATTTGGGACAAACCCAAAATATCTAAGGGCAGAGAGGACAGCGCAATTTGCAGCTTCCGGGACGATTATGTCGTCCCCGTACACAAAGAAATCACGGCCAGGCTGGGAAGCCAAGCCGAGTTCTCTGAGGACACATCGAACGACTGACGAAAAGATCGCAGTCTCAAGTTCGAATGTGAAGCCATTCCCCATGGCGGAGAACTTCTGAAGAAAAACACGCCTTCCCCGAAGGGTGGTATGAGTCGTTCTTAGACTCGCCAGGAGATCATACCAGTTACCTGGTAGTAGCGCTTTGACAACCTCTTTCGAGATTGTGTCAGATGCGGACGAGAGGTCAATGGTAGCCATGCGCCCGTTCAGAGAAGACTCACAGGCAACCCGCCTGTGAATCTCCTGACCAAACGTTAGATCAATTCCCCACTCTCGGAGGCGATTCCGTATGGAATCACCAACTCCGAGTTGGTAGAAGATATTGATTGACGGCTGGATGGCTATCGACCGGTCGGTTTTTGAGTCCTTCGGAACCGTTGTGAAACGGTCGGAGTTCTCTATACGTAACCGGCCCCCCTTTCCGGATCTCGCCAGATACTCCCTGCCCCAGGCTGTGTTTTTCCACAGGTCCAGGAAACAGATCGCACCCGACGAGACTGTCGGGACAGACATCATTTTGTCAGCCACTGTTGTAAGCCGACCCTTATCATCGAAAGTAGCACCTGGCCCAAAACGAGGATAAACCTCATTGGGCACTCCACGTAGTAGTGTCTTCATCTCTTTTTTCACGCTTGCGACAAAGGACGCAAGGCGCAAGTCAGGCATCTCGTAAGAGTTGTTGTTGACTCGGGAGAATCGGACATTCGTTTGAGCACACAGAGACTCTGACTCCCAGAACTTCTTCTCGGCCTCTCTGGCCTTGTTGAAGCTAGTGGGGAGCCCCTGATGCTTACGTAAATACTCCGTGGCTATGGCGTCAAGGTAATAAGCCCTGGCGTCAAGGTAGTTGCTCGGACTAAGCTGCAAAGTAGCAAGCTGGTCCCACTCCCCGTACTTAACGAGCATAAAGCACGCTAAGGAGCGGGGGGTATCGATGGCGCGGAAGAGTTTTCCAGCGCTACCTAGCGAAGTTTGCATAGGTAAATCCTCGTCGATCAGTCCAAATCAGTCAAATACAACCGGATGGTTGTACGCTTTCGCGCAACGAAGCGCGGACCTTTGTTAGGTGGGCGCGAACGCCTCCTTGAAAGCGGTCCGAATGCTTGCGTGATTGATCAGATTGAAGAACTGGTCGACCGCCTCGTTGACGCCTGTAGAATCAGGCATTTCATTCGGGAGAATGAGAGTCAACGTACCCGGTGCCTTCGCCTTGACCGCAACCAACCCCGTCGTGGAGTCGGTGTAAGTCTGAGGCCAGGAAAACTCAAGGGAAACGTTGCGAGCGGTCTTTGGACCGTTATCGCGAGCCGTCATCTTGAGCTCGGGTTTAAAGGCGTTCGCACCGCCAAGAGCGTCCGCACGCCATCGTGCTGGGACGCCGTCGCCGGACGAAGGGGTCTTGGCCACGTAGACGACATCCGTCGTCCCGTTGGTTGCTTTCACAGTGATATTTGCGATTGAGGACATGATTGTGTACTTCCGTTAGACGCTGTGAAGCGTCAGGTTAAAGGAGCTGCAACAAGAGCGCAACATACGTCGATGCTCGAGGTGCCGACAAGCCCGTAAAGGGATTTGTGAAGGCCAAACTATGTGGAGGCAGCGCGACAGACAGTGTTCTGGTCATTGAGACCGCGACAACAGTCTTATACGCTGTTCCATAAGGAAAAGCCCCACCAATTGCGTTGTCAATCTTTGCTGTGCCATCACGGCAGGAGCTGAGTTGACTGACGCCGATGTTGAAACATCTCCACCCAAGTTCATCACTGAACGAGGAGAGGAAATCTCCTATCCCAACAACGTGGTCGACGAGAAAACTGAACG